CTCCAAACTACAAGAAAAGGCAGATTGTGCCTGCCTTTACAATTATTTCATAATATAATTTTAGCACATTAAATCGTATATTTACTCCGAACTTACTCCAAATTTACTCCAAAAAAACTCCAAAAAAACTCCATTTCTATTCCAAAACTTCAATTTGTTCACCATTTCGATAAAGCTCAGCAAATGCCATTAAAGCCTTATCCAAGATATCGTAATATGAGCTTTCTGAAATGGCCAAATCCATTGAGATTGTTTCGTCTTTCTTACAGTCCCACTGAAGATATTTTTCGAAGAGGATTCTACGATAGAGTGGATCATGTAATCCACTTACTGCTTGTTCGATTGCATCTAGCTCAAGCTCTGCATCAACTTTTCGAATCGCTAATTTTTCAACCTGGCTATTTCTACTGAATGATTGAGATCGTGGCATAAATGAGTATGTAGTTGTTACCTTCTGCCCATCTATGTCATTGGCCACTCTTCTCCATCTAAGATATCCTCTCAGAATTCTCTTGGCATTTTCTTTTGTTTTTGATTCATTAATATCAGGAAAGAAAGGCATCGTTCACCTCTTTTCTATACTTGGTATCATCTTGCACCTCCTTAAAGCGCCCATCTATTTTTGGACTTATTTCTTTTAAAAATGGGATTTTTCTTTTCTTTTTTCTTCTGCTTGTGATATTCGCTATCTTTGTTAAAGATAATATCTTCATCTTCAATAAGCTCTCTAATAAATTGGTTTTCTGGAATCATTCTTCCACCTCCTCGACTTCAAACAATGGACTGTTAAAAACTTCACCAAAGCCAGCATCTTCAAGCTTCTTGCGGGTGTGATGTGTCCCCGTAGCAGATCCATTTTTAGCATCATTGAAATACCATTCATCATCAAGTGAATCATAATTGAGATAGTTATAACATTCACTCAAGTCTTTCATCTTCACCATATACCGCTTTTCCTTCTCTACCTCATAGCCGTCAAGCCATGCACGAGCGAATGTTTCTTGGTTTTCTGAGTTATCCACCCAACTATTGACTCCCTCGGTCGTGTATACGAGAGAGTTAAACAAGTTTTTTTCTTTTGCTTTGCACTTCTCAATCCAGTCCGCCACAAACTGCGGTACTACGACTTTCTGCGGTTCGTCTAGTAACTTTATCAATTCCAATGTTGTTAATTTATCAATCTTAGGTCTAGAGCCACTGTAATCTACTGGTAACTCAATAACTGCTTCAAACAATTCTTTTTTATTCATTTTTCAACTCCTCCAACTGTTCTTGATACCTTTTCAGTTTCTTCTTCCAAAAATCGCGTTCAGCAGCTCTCATGTGCACCACTGATTTATGACTTAGTTTCTTCAGTTCTTCAATCTTTTCTTCAGCTACTTTGATTGAACGTTTTAAACCCTTAATTATATCTTGATTAATTGTACTCATCCGAATACTCCTAGAATGGTAAATCATCATCAGATATATCCATAGGGTTAGTTTTTTCAAAACTTGGTGGAATTTGATTTTCCATACTTGCATTGTTTGCAGCATTATCCTTTTTTTCAAGTATTTGAAAACTTTCGGCTACAACTTCAGTCACATAGACACGTTGTCCTTGTTGGTTATCGTAGCTACGAGTCTGAATGCGACCTGTAATCCCTACAAGAGCACCCTTTTTAAGCCAATTTGCAAAGTTTTCAGCTTGCTGGCGCCACATGATGCAGCTAATAAAATCAGCTTCATAATCACCTGCCTGATTCTTAAAATTGCGATTAACTGCCAAGCTGAAAGTTGCAACAGCCACATTTGATGGTGTGTATCTTAACTCAGGGTCACGAGTCAATCGACCTACTAACACAACATTATTGATCATTGTTTAATTCCTTTTATACTTCCTCAATCTCAATACCTGGGCAATCAAACACCCAGCCAAAGTCGTCATCTTCTAATTGTTTACGGGTGTGCTTGGTTCTGCACCCACCGATTTCGGATTTTGATTCCCAAAAATATTCTTTGGATAATAAACCTTTATTAAGATAGCAACCATATTCATTAACACCTTTCGCTTTTACTAAATACCGCTTTTCTTTCTCGACCTCATAGCCGTCAAGTATGGCTTTTATTAATCTTTTTCTGTTTTCAAGTTCCCTAAATCCTTCGCTCAAGTATTTTAATTCTATGCCATTGTTATCTTTTAAATAATAACCCCAACCAGTTCTTGAAACATGATATAAAGCTGTTGTGACATCACTTTCACAATTAAAATCAAACGTTTTAAGGAATTTTGCTTCTTCTTCAGATACTGTGACTTTTTCGGTTTCGTCTAGTTGTTCCAAGTCTTGTAGAAAAATTTGACGGGCTGTTTCTGCTCCTGGAGCATCCCATACTCCTTCAAGTCTTTTGTACTTTTTAACCAACTCTTTTTTATTCATCACTCTACCTCCAAAAGTTCCGGATCTTCGTAAATGTTGCCGATGATTTCCTCGTATTCAGTCCACGCATACCCACTTAGCAAGCCCTTTAGATATATAGCAGGCATTCCACCTATGAATGTTCCTCCGTATTCTTTTTCTAAATATACTTCATGGTGACATCCTCTTGTACATTTAACGATGTCACCGACGAACACTTCCTCTCCATTTCTGTCAAAAAGTCCTGTTGATTGCATGAGCTCATATTCTTTCATATCCTCTTTTGCAACATTGCCATTTTTGTAAGTCACTTTAACAACTTGTTCATCTAAGACTAGTGCATTAACTTGCACCATTTCTTTAAACACTTTATCCCACGCTCTAAATTTTGGTATCATGCCAAATCCTCCTCTTTGACAAACACTCCATCGATCATCTTCCCTTTTCGGTCTTTGATAACGTTGTATGCTTCTTCTAAACAATTCTCAGCAGTAGTTCCATTTAAAAACGAAACAGTGCTAACAACACTGTCAAGAAACATCAAATCAGCTTTGATTAAAGGAATTTGAGTTTCATTGTGACAGACATGAGCGTATAACTTCTGAGCGATATTACCTAGACTAGAAACCATCAGCAACAATTCAAGTTCCTGTTGATTGGCTGAAATCTGAGCCCCGTTCTTGATCTGTTGATCAAGTCCAATCAAAACTACCTGGATGTCTCCGAGCGCATCATAAATCAGTTCAGATTTATCCTTTGCAATGCCCTCAAACAGTTCTCCTGATTCTTCCATGAGCTTCAAGAACTGTTTGACAGGATTTGCTTCATGTAGATTTCGATCAACAAACCACTGTTGAACCTTTTCTTCCAAATTCATTTTTGTATTCATCTTATTTTTCCTCTCTTTTCTTCGTAATCAAGTAGTAGCAGTCAACTGCTCCGTAATCAATCCTGATGTTTTCTCCACTCATGCTTTTCCGAAATCGTGGATCGTTAATAGCGGAATAGCTGGCTTGATGTTTCTTTAATTCATTGATTGCGCTATGTATATGGCCAAAACTCCCAATGAGTATCTTGTGGTGACCGTTATAAATGAAGTAGAGTTCAATCATCTTTGCTAAACTCCTTGTAAATTTTTTCAAAGATTTCTGACACCAATTTTTCAGGTATATTAGACCTCTCGTTGTATGATTTTGAGAAGTTCTTCCACTCTATATCCTGCTTGATAATTTTATTCTTTAGATTAAGTTCAATATTGCTTCCAAAAATCGTCCGTTTTTGTAAAGGATAATCATAATTATTGTATCTAGCTAGGTTTTTGTATGGAATTCTGAATCCAATAATATCCTCAATGTAGGGCCACAGTCTGTCAGCTGCTGGATTCTCAATAACCCAAAATAGTGGTCTGTATCTTTTTATAATTTCTATTGTGTTGAAAGCTGTTAACTCTCCATTGACCCTTTTTAAAAATTGCCTGTCGTACTGATAATTTATATAGGCTGACTCGTAATCCTGATTTGCCCTGATCGTGAACGGTGAAGGTCTTACTTGTGGAGCAAACAAGCTGTCAGACACATCATTGCGTTTCCAACACGCATTTCCATTTTCCATTGCAGAAGCATTTGACCATGATTCGCATGGTGGACTAGCTATTACAAGGTCAGGTTTTGGTAATTTGTCTAACACGTCAAAGAGCGTGTTATCTCCAAATAAACGTTTGTAATCAGCAAGGTCCAGATTTATAAAATGATTGTTCTTGTTTTCTATATCTATTCCGATTGAATAGCTTTCAATATTCGCCCCCCCCGAACTATTCAGAGAGTTAGCACCCTTGAAGTAAGAACCATTCCCACTATCAAAAAGTGCCCAGACTACCATTTTTTTGATAATCAATACCTCCTATCATCCCTTCACCTCCACTGGATAGAAGTTTCCAAAAGAGCTTCTTAGCGCTCTTCCTACTTGTATTGCTGCTCCACGAGAAGCAAACTTCATTGCTTTTCTTTCATCAGAAAAAGAAATATCTATTCCAGTAACTGCCACATCGACAGATTTCAAGAAAGGTTTGTCTTCTTTTGCGCCATGCTTTAAGATAAACATCATTTATCTCCTTTCTCTAGTCGGTTAAGTAATTCCTTTTTACGTCTTTCAAGTTCTTCCTTGGTTTCTTCACTTGTTGTATTTACATAATCTGGATTAGACCATTCTGGAACATTAGATTTTTTGTTTGGTTGATTTTTCGAGCCTTTATTTTTACTTTCTTTAAAAGCTCTCTCTCTTTCTTCTACCGCTGCAATTGTCAAAACTCCATCATTTTTCCAATTAGTCAAGATAGCCTTGATGTAGCTAAAATTTCTTTTGCCATTATCAGCAGCAAGACCTATTGCTTTCAGGACAACTTTCGCTTCCATGCCATCTAGAGTGACAAATTCTTTTAGTATTTCAAATTGAGTTCCATCTAACATAGCAATGCGAGATTGATATTCTTCCACAATAATTTCAATAGGATTTTTATCTAAATCTATCTCTATCTCTTTATCTATCTCTTTATCTATATCTCTGTTACGCTTTGTTACTTCATTGTTACATTGTAACGCTAGTTTATTTTCTCTAAACTTGCGAACCCTTCTGGCACTAGCTGTTTCACTTCCTACCATTTCAGGAACTTGTTCCAAGAAATAATCTCTCTCAGACTTCTTAGTCAACAGACCTTTACTCTCCAAGAAAATCAAAGTGATTTTAATATCTTCAATATTTTCATCGATAACCAGGGATAGTTCTTCGGCTAAATTATCAGCTAAACCGTCATAGTAAATACGACCTCCATCTTCTAAACTAATCAACATCATTTTCAGATAGATAATAGTATGGGTATCACCACCAGCTATTTTACGAAGCAATTTCATTTCTTTAGATTT